CGCTCTTGCCTATTCTCATCGGTCAGAAATTACGCGGTAAGGATTAAGCAAGCTGTGGATGAGGTTGGGCACCTCGCTTGATATGGTACCCACGACCACAACATTGCGGTTTTCATAGTAGTGTGCGACCAACAATTTCACAGCGTGCACCAAACCGTCAGGTACCTCAGCCTCAAGGTACCCTAGTTCCATGGTCACCTGCACGCCGTTGCTAGTGTCCGGGTGCACAGTTGGCGGTGATATAGTAGTGATGCGTGCAGGCTTTCGCTTGAGGTCCGTGTAGTATTGCGACGTCGCCAACGTAAGCGTCGTGCTCGGCGTGTTGTTGTATACGATGCTGGTGATGCTGCGCACAGGACCAACAGGTATTTCCCACGTACCACGGAACTCGTCGAGATACATAACCGCCGTCACGTCGCCCAGCTGTACGTTGCAATAGTTCTGCACGTACTCGATGGCCGCGCTGCGTAGCGCCTCAATCAGCGTGTCCTCGTCGCTATGGTCTACGCGCAAAAATGTCTTAAGGTCGGCGGTGCTGACGATGCTAGCTTCAGTTGCTGCGCCAGTAATCTCTAAAGTGTAGTACATGGGTGCAAGATAAAAAAAAGGCCCCGCATGGTTGCGAGGCCCTTTTCAATTCATTCAATCTAACCTTACGAGTCAGCTCCCAAGATAGTCGCCTGAGCGAAGACCATAGCACCAAGTGATTCAGCGCGTCGGACTTTTGCATCAAAGAAAGTATCAACAACGATCTTGACGTTGCCCTCTGACAACTGGCTGAATGGATCAATAGTTACATCCAATCCGCCCCAGTTGGCGTAGAACAAGTCGGTCCAGTCGCCGTAGTACAAGAAGCGCAAAGCTGCACCGTTTGCACCGAATGCTGCGTCCTCTGCATCGCTTAAGAACTGTGAAGCGTGTACAGCAGAAGCGTCAATTGACGGCACTGTGCCGCTTGACAAAACATTGTATCCCATCATTTGACCGTTCTCAACCAAAGCGCTCACGTTTGAAACGTTGGCAAGGCTCATCAAGAAAGCAAAATCAGAAGGGTGAGCAACAAAGGCTGTGTTGTTCTCTGCACCGTTTGCCGTGATTGTGCTCCACAAATCGCGGACATTGTCAGCAGTAATAGCCGGAATGTCGTTGTCACCTGTTTCGGCACGGCCTACAACGGTACCAGTTTTGCCAGCCAAAGCAGTAGCGCCACCAACACCGTGGATGGCGTTCAAAGCAATCTTGTCCTGAGCGATGGCAATAGCTCGACCAAAGTCTGCAGCGATTACGTTGCTCATGTTGCCGCTTGTTTGGTTCATAGCCTCCTTAGTCACGATCATCTGCTGTGCGATGCGTTGCGGTGACAAAGTAGCTGAACCCATAGAGCCAGTGTTGCTGCTCACTGCAGCGCCTTCTACTGGTGTAGAAGCGGCGTCAGTTGGAAGGGATGGCATTTTGATGTCACCAACAAAGCCGTTGAGCTGTGTGGCACCAGTAGCTGCAAGCAAAGAGTTTGCACGCAAAGCGCCAACCAACTCAGTTACCTCCGTGGCTACAGTTGTGACTGCGTCATTTACGCCTGACTGTGATGAGTCAACACCGTATACGTTACGAGCTTCAACCAACATGCTCTGTGGAATCGCAAAGTTTCCGCGAATCTCAAGGCCGCGAGAAGATGCTTCGTGTCGTGCTTCTTCCAATGCCTCCTTCTCCAAACCTGTCAATACCTGACCGTTTGACAATTCGCGCAAAGCCTTACCAAAGTCAAACTGTGCGTTGGCTTTGATTGCCTCCTTGTCGCTTCGTACAACCGCATCGGCTGCAACTGCACGAGCCTTTAGTCGCTGTTCGTTTTTTGCAAGAGCGTCGCGCTGCTGTTCTGCAGCTTCGAGCTTTGCGTGGATATCTTGCGTCTCTTCCAATTCTTCAGAAGTCAACGCGCGCTCCTCGGTTTCTGCGAGGGCGTTGATGTTGGCCAACTTGTCTTCCAGCTGGGAAATGTAGCGGGCCGCATCATTTGAGTTGCGTAAGTTCATAATCTTAAATTGTTTTGCGGGCTTACTTTCCGCTGTTTGCTCAAAGGTACGTACTTCCTGCTTTTCAGGTTGCGCCTCTGATTTCGTTTGAGTTTCTTCTATTGGCTCAGGCTTGACCTCGGCCATCTGTCGTGCTGCCACCGTAGTAGTTGGATAGGCTGGGTACGTGACTGGGCTGACGTCCAACAGGCGTGCCACCTTCAGCACGCGGCGCACGCTGCGGTCCTCGCTGAACTCCTGCTCGCCAATCGTAAAGGCAAAGCTCGACTGCGTGATGTCGCCACGCTTGATCAACTTGTACATGTCGCGACCGTCTTGCGTGTCGGCCAATGCTGCACGGTACTTGAGTCCGTTTTCGTCCACGCTGAGTTCCAGCGTGCCGTTCGTGGTCCGTGCCATCGGTGCGCCGTCGTGATTGAGCAGCAGGCGCACGTCGTCCTCCATGACGTCCTCGAATGCACCGCGTGCAATCTCTTCCTTGAAATAACCAAGGTCTGTGCGTTGCTCAAAGTTGGCAGCGTATCCTTCAATGACCAGCGAGTCATCGCCAGCGGCACGAACCTCGGCTGTTCTCAGCTCGACGTCGTCGCCGTATTTGTTACGCAGCTCTGCCAGCTGCTTGCTGTTTTTCTCTTCCATCTTTTCTTCTTTTTCTTTTGATCGTAGCGGGTGACCTTTCGGAAACAGGTCAGTATCGTGTTTGCCACCGCGAAAGCGTTCGTTTTTCAAAGCATACAAAAATGACCCCACGCGAGCCATGGCCCACTGCTCAGGCGACTTGACCGATGGCCGCACGCTTGACGGGTTTGTCTTGTATGCACCAACACCTCGGTCGTACACCTTCTCCAGCATGGACACGGTCGCCTTCTTGTGTGTAGCGTCCACCTCTTTGTTGTGCTCCTCGACTTTATTCTTGAGCGCCTTAGCACGGTTGCGCTGCTGGCGTTCGGTCATCTCCTCAACTTTCTTCTTGGCCCATGGCAGCATCGACTTGCCACCCCAAGCGTCATACATCAAACCGCCACACCCTTCGTCATATGGTACGTCAGCATTCTGTGCGTGGCGGCTCAGGAAACTGTAGACACGCTTGATGACGTCGTCCGATAGCTCTGAGCGGCTCGCAATCTGCGATGCCCTGCGCCTACCGACTGGCGTCCCACAGCTACCCCATCCGTTTTCCTCCACGTATTTCAGTACGCGCTTGGCGTTGTTAACTGCAGCCTGTGGATAATCCTTAGACACCGCTGCTGAGTTTAGTGCTGTACTCGTCGAGCTTGTCGAGCGCGATCTGATTGACTTGGACCATGTGAGCGTCGCCACCTGCTACGCCGTTCATGTCTTCCGTGCGTCGTGCCTCATTGATGCTCATGATTCCCGCCTTGACCAACGTGTCGTAATACTGGGCACGGCTCACGCTGTCGCCTCGCAAAAGGTCTGCAAGGTCGAAGCGTGTGAAATGCGTCAGGCGCTCGTCAGGTGCGATGAGCTTGCAGTTCATCTCCTGCTCTATCTGCCGAGTCCATGGCACAATGGTATACTTGGCAAACTGGATGGCCTGCTGCTCCGTGTTGCTGTACGTCACATTCGACTGCACACCCACTAAACTTGGGGGCACGCCAAAGATTCGGCATATCTCCTGATTTAAAAAATCGCGCTGCTCGTTCAAGCTGGCGTTTTCAGGATCAACTGCGATGCGGTCGTATCGGAAGCCGAATGGCAGCAGCTTAGTGCCGAGCTGGTCACCGCTGTTGTTCCAGCTGTCTTTGATGATGTCAATCTGCTCTTTCTTCAGCGGCTCGTTGCTGGACAAGATGCCCGTCATATTGCCCGAGCTACCAAAAAACTCAGCAGCAAAGTCCTGCGCTGCCTTCGCCAGTCCCAGCATCTCGCGGTGTAATTCAATCGGACTCTGTCCGTACAGGTTGCAAACGCGCAGCATGTCGGCGTGCATGTACACGCCACGGTCCTTGACCTCGTACATCACCTCACCGTCCACCATCTTTTCCTTGACGGACTTGGGGTTGACAATGCACAGCTCGTAAGGGTCGCCATTGGGCAGGCGTTTGATGATGGCGTACGCCTTGCCATAGATTAGGATGTTGGCCACGTAGGTCTGCCAAAAGTCGTAGGCTGTGTATCCTTCTTCCGCCTCTACGCTGATGAGGTCTTGAATGGTGTGACCGACGCTTACCTGCACGCCGTTCTCTGTGCGGCGCATGACGTCGAGATGCAGCTGCGCAATCGTGCTGCTGATACGCTGAACGCAAGCGTAAACTGTGGACAAGCCCATGGCTGACTCGGTGTCTACAAAAGCACCCGACCGCGTGCTGATACCGCGCAAGTGCGATGCAAAACTGTGGTGACCTGTGTACGCTACTTGGTAGCCGTCACGCTTGAAAATTCTTTGGAACCAGTTAGCCATTGCGCGCAAGTTACGAAAGGTTGATAATCTCAAAATAGCCCTCGTCTTCTGCTGGGCTTTTCATGTGTTCGCCGATGCCCATAATCATTGCCACGATCGGGTCAATCTTTCCGCCGCTCTTTTGTTTGTCTGCTTTGATGTTACCCGCGGGGTCCATCTTCAGCTCGACGTTGCCGAGCGCCCAACGTAGCACAGGGTCGCCGTCGTGCCACAGCTTGCCCGTCCGTACCAGCACCTCGAGTTGCTTGGTGGGTGAACTCATAGAAACAAAGCCTTGCCCAAATGGGACTAGCGGCACGCCGTCGTCAACAAGGTCGATGGCAATCTGCGTGCTGTTGTATCTGTCGAACGCAATCTTTTGCACGTTGTACGTGTGCATCAGGCTGAATTCCTCTACCACTTGGCCCTCGGGTTTGTTCATAACGCCGCTCACCTTGCGGCGGATGCTTGCGTAGTCAGTCACGTTGCCGTCGGTCAGGTGCACATTCGGCAGTTCGAGAAACGTGCGGTAGATGTGCGACGGGTCGCGGTCTAGTACTTGATGCACCGTGTCGCTTGGTAGGAAGTAGTGGCCGCGAACGTGATAGCCGCCGTCCTCAGGGTAACACATCACCAGCGCCGTCATATCGCTGACGCTTGCAAGGTCAAGGCCCCCCCAGCATTTCAGGCCGTCGAGTTTGGCCTCGCGCTTGTTGCGCATCCATACCTCGTCCTGTATCCATGTCTTTGAAGCCGTCACCCATTTGTTTAGGTGCTTCGTCTTGAACTCAACCTCTCGCGAGCCGCCGAGGTTGATGGCTTGCTGCAGCTGGCTGTCGAGCAGCTGGCCACGCAGCGCCGTACCCAGCGACGGGTTGGCCTTTATCCACGTGCTGCTGTCGGTCCAGTCGTCATCGTCATCGAGTTCGTAGATGATGGCAAACTGCGCGTCATCGTGTTTAATGCCGTCCAGTATTTCCTTGCACGTCTTCTGCAGTTCGTAGCAAGGTGACTCGCGATTGAACCCAGCCGTTGTGATTGTAAGGTGCAGCGGATTCCGACGCGCCTGCATACCTGACCGCAAGACGTTGGCCACGCCGTCGGTGGTGTGCGCGTGGTATTCGTCGATGCCTGCAAAGTGGACGTTCAGTCCGTCGAGCGTGTCGCGTTCCGAGCTGAGGTACGTGCAACGCGCCGAGAGCGTCGGCGCCTTGATGTCGTGCTTGCCTGCTTTGAGGTGCTTGCGGAGCGGCGGCGAAATCGTAACCATCCGTTGCGCTTCGTCGAATCCAATCTTGGCTTGGTCTTTCTTAGTTGCTGCAAAATATACTTCAGCAGCTTTCTCTTGATCAAAGAATAGAGCTGCGAGCGCAGCACCCGCCATGAGAGTCGTCTTACCATTCTTGCGAGCAACCGTGATATAAGCATAATTGAATCGTCTTGTGCCGTCCTCTCGGAACCAGCCGTAAAGATTCCACAAGATAAACTTTTGCCACGGTAGTGGGTCAAACGGTTTGCCATCCCATTCGCCTACCGTGTGCCTGATGGCTCGCTGAAAAAAGGTGATGTACGCCTGTGCCGTCTTTGGCCTAAACTCAAGGCCGCGCTCCTCGGCGGTGTCGAGATCGGTCAGGTACCGCTCGCACGCTTTGCGCGTGTACTTGCTGGCGACCAGCTTGCCATGCACCACGTCGAGCGCATACTGGTGGCCTTCACCTTCAAGCATCTTTGAACGTCAGCAGCTGCTCCAGTTCGTCGTCAATCTCCACGTCAACCTCAATGCGCTTCCGTGCTGCAGGTGTCATGCCCAACTCTTTCAGCACCACGAGGTACTTAGATCGGGACTCGACCAGCATCTGATGCTCAGGCCTGTGCTTGGTCATGGTGTCGCCTGCACGGTTGACCGTTTCGTAGGTGTACCCTTTTTCATCGATAATGGCCTGCAGTTCGCTCACCTCTACGGTCAAGCATGCCGCCATCTTCAGCAGGTCCTCGTCCAGTGCGCCGATGTGCCGAGCACTGCGCAGAGCTTCCTTAATGCGGGCGTATGCTACCTGTTGTTTGGGTGTCAATTCATTCATGGTGTATGTTATCAAATATGACTATCATGCTCCCTTTCATCGCTGGCATATTACAAAACTCGCCACGGTTGTTGTAACCCTCAAACTTTATGCGACCGCGCACGAAATCAATCTGTGTTGCGTAAGGCAGGATCCAATCATGAAACAATGCCGTATCAGTTGACGCTGGTATCAGCAACACGCACAGTTTGCCTTTCGCGCTTTCCCGAATTGCTTTCTTGACAAAGTTGGCAAGGTGTGGACGTGAGTACGGTGGATTCACAAAGTTGCGCTCTCCCCATTCAACTTCTAAGCCGTCCCAGCTCATGTCATGTTGGAAAGGGCATGGGTCAAAGTCGAAATTAAAACGCGCGTTTAGTTCGTCGTAGATGTACGCAGGTGTTCGCCAATCATCAGGCTGTGCTGGCTTGTTTGCCTTCATGTGACAAAGCTAGCTGTCAAATCGCGACAAAAAAAACGCAATATTTCGCCCATGTTACTACGG